GTGGCCGTTTGTTGCGTCACTGTTGTAAGCGACAATAGCTCTACTTTCTAGAGAGTAGATATAATCTCTACTTCCTACGCAAAGAACATTGAAAGTAAAATTTTCTTTTCCATATTTATTGACTGCAATATTGACTAACCTACCTTCCGCTAAGTTGCAGAAATGTTGGTATTTTCTCCGCTCTGGATTATTTGTGACGCCAATATAGGTCTTACCATTAACAAGATTTGTTATCTTGTATAGATAATGAACATCCTCCAAAATACTCTCCTTTTAAGGTAAGACAATTCCGGGCGGAACAGTGAAAACATCTCCAGTGAGAACGTCTTCCATTATCGCCACTTCAATAACATCAACAAGTTGTTGAGTGTTTGCAATGTAACTGTACGTTACGTCCATGTTGTATGAATCAATCCACTGCGTATCCCGCTTTTGCGGATTTCTCCTCAACTGGGATTTACGCATAAAGCCAAGCTTGTTTCTTGCGGCTTCTTCAAGTACAACAGGATTGTTATTAATTCTTTGGTTGAAGTGCATAGCCATATCTCCAGCAGTTGAGCCGAAGAAACTATATTGAACCATCACTTCATAACTTACATTTACAGATAATTCTTTATCTGAATTTGTAAGAGAGGACATTGAACCATGACCTTGTTGTTCAACATTTAAAATGTTTACTGTCACATATGGATTGTTTGGTTCTGTACCATTGCTGTGTGAAAAAATCACACCGCTATTTTGTTGCGTAGATGTTGGGAAAAATTCTTCAAGACACTTAACAGCAACTTTTCTAACTGCTGGTCTAACTAAAGTATAGATTGACATCCCTTGTTCCTCTTAGTTAGGAGTTAACTCTACGCGCACGGCCAGAGCTTCACAGTGTTCCAGAATGCCCATACCTTGAGTCCAGTCATCCACTTTCATGATCTTGAATCTTTCACCTTTCCATTCAAACTCATCGGCATCCCATCCGTTAGTCCCCTCTTTTAAAGTTCTAAGAAGATCAGCAGAAAAGACACGAAGCCATTTCTTACTCCGCTCTGACTCTGGAAAGATTAGAAGTTGGTGTGGTTTAACTGGTTGTACATTAGCCTTAATGTTAACTTCAACAATACTCCCTTCCTTCCATTCACCGTCAACCCAAGTTCCTTCTGAACGACGATAGATAGTAAGAGGGATTTTATTAGTTAAGAGAAACGGTGGTTTAAGCATTTAACTATTCCTCTTAGCTACTTTACTTTCAATGGAATTAAGCATCTTCTCTGTTTCAATCAAAGGATTGTTAAATCCTTTAAGCTCTACAGTAAGTGGTGCGTTAGGCGGTGTACTCCAATCTTCAATCACTTCTTTTAGGTCTTTTTCCATTACATTGCCAAGAACTTTGTATTCTTTAGCAAAAGTAGTTTTACCTTCAAGAATGTCTTTCAGACTGTCTCTAAAATAACTGTTGTACATCCCTTTACGGACAGGAGCTAAAAAGCCAACTCTAAATGCAGGACGTGGAGGAGCAATCTCTGTCCCTTCTTCGTTCCACTTAAAAACCTGAGCTACTGGTAAGTTATCGTTCTCAGGGCCGTACATAGATTCTGGAAAGATACCAAGACGAATTTCAAGATTATCTCCTGTTCGGAGATTCTTCTTCATCTTCTCCCAAACAGATTTATCTACTGTGAGTTTCATAGATCACCAGTAGTATCTTTGGTCGTCATCTGTACAATTGTCAGAGTTATAAACCCGAACACCGTCTGACATTCCTTGATAAATTTGTGGACGAACATTATCATTATTGGCATCGTTGGCAAGCATGTCTGACTTGCTAGTACCGCCAGCATAAGCAATAGCATTTGGGACACTAAAGTTTGGGTCTTTAATGAATGTTTCTAATGCTTTACGATAAGCATTTGCCCATTCGTTCCATACCTCGATAGAATCAGTACGCTCCCTCGTTGGCCACCTTGTCAGATAGAAGAGAATCGCTACTGCTGCATCAATTGCAGCTCTCCTTACACTCCCTTCATACTTGTCAAGAAAGAATTGGTAGTCTTCGTCCGTTAAAATTTGTGGATCACCAAAATCACCAACATACAACCTAGCTTGTTCGATTAGGGTCAATGCCATCGTAATACCTTCCTACATAAAGATTATATTTTCGTTCTAACCTCAAGTGTTTTGGTACTCCGAGGTAAAGACTGTCAAGAACAGCCTTACATTGTGCAAAACGTCCAGAGTATGTGTGGAACAAACCATTACCTCTTGGGTCAGCAGTGATTGTCATGCTCATATCTGGAACAACTGATTTGCAATAGTCGAACCACTGGTTACATAGTGTCTCACTTCCACAAATTTGCATTTTAGTACAGGAACCCAACTTTGATAGGTAACCATCACCCTCCAGAACTCCGCGCCAAAAATCCCTATTAAACAAAAACTCTTTAGGACAAACTTCTTTTGTAGACTTGCGCTCGGTTAATCCAAAAGAAATTAATCTCTCTGTTATAGGAGCATATTGAAACTGGATTTCTGCCTGATGATAAGTTTTCCCGGTTGCTTTATAGAAGCGACTTCTTGTCTTTACTCGTTCGTTCAGGTGAAGGTACATTTCAAGTGAGTCAAGAATTTCTCTGTCATCGAGCTTTAACCCCATGCTGACGCTATGAGCGTATTTAGTCTTTCTTAAACAACCATCTGTAAGTAACCATCCGTAGAAATATGCACATTCTGGCTCATTAACGTCAGAAAAAGCGTTCTCATTAATGGTGAATCCCATTGAGAACCTGTTTTCTTTTCTAGTTTTAATTGGAATATCAAAATCCCTTAAAACTTTTAAGGCAACATCTTCTGCAAAGGGCATATCAAGACAAATCTTTCTCGCGCTTTCACCATTTTGGTATCGTTCAATAAGCACTGGTACATGCTCTGGAAGAACTTTCTTATAAGGCCAGACTTCTGATTTAGGGTGTTGCATAAATATCTCCTTGAAATTAAATACAATTAAATATTGTACAGCACTCTATAATCAAAGTAAAGGGAGAAGTAGATCTTCTCCCTATTTATTAAGATGCAGCCATCAGGCCAGCGGCTTGAAGAGCAGCAAGCAGAGAGTTAAAATCTGCTACTAGAGCAGGAACATCTGCCGCTACGCTGTCAGCCTGAAAAGGCATTTGTGTAATGCCGGCAAAATCTTCACCATTAACACGATCAATCAGGGAATCAATCGCATTGAATGGGCCGCTATTCACTTCACCAATAGAAAGTTTTGCAATAGCCATTTTATTTCCTCTTTATATTCAAGAAATGTAAAGAGGGCAGCGAAATGCTGCCCATCCATACACAGCTATTAGGTGCTTGATACCAATTTTACTAGAACTTGTGGCTGAGTGGCGAAGTACAGAGGAGAAGTCTCAATCTGCATTTCGTGGAACTCATCCTTTGGATCAGTGAACTCATAAGCGAACATTTCACGACCAACGCTGTTAGCGCCAGAGAGCTTGTTGCTTGGGCCGTAGTATCCACGGAACAGGTCATTCACAACAGGAATAACGTGACCAGTGTTAGCGTCAACAGCAGCTTCGGTGGTGCCGTTAGGCAGCTTGAACACATGGTCATAGGTCATGAAGTTCACGCCTTTGAACTCAAACTGATCAACGGAACCCCAGCTCATGAACTGGTTGGTTGCGTCACGGTTGACGTTACGCTGAGAGGCGAAGTACAGATAAGCTTGCTTGACTTCTGGGTGAGTTACCAGCTTGTCGAAGAAATCGCCATCAACAACTACGTTGATGCCACGAATCACACCACCAGTCTTCAGATTGGTTTGCAGATAACGCTTCAGTTCACTAATCTTGTTAGTTACGGAAGTGGTGTTGGTGCCAAGATCGAAGTCAATGGTGTGTTGGGCAGTACCAAACTCACTGAACATGTCAGCAATTACAGCACCATCTGGGGTCTTCATAACACCTTTGGCGGCTTGCAGCTTCATGTACTCATGAGACTGTTCAACCTGAGCTCGCATATCAGCGAGCTTTTGTAGACGGACACGAGCCAGAGTTTCTTCACCATCTGGAGTGCCGGGTTGACGCCAGCCTTGGATATCTTCAGGAGTGATATAGTCACTGTGCTTGAAGTAGGCGAGAGGCAGAGAGAAAGTCTCTACTTTACGATCATTGCCCTTGGTGGTTTCACGGCCACGGCGGCTAACTTGCGGAAGCAGGGTGGTATCGTTCATGCTCTTGTCAAAAACAACAGCGGTTTGGCTAATGCCTTGGGTGCGGAACAGGTTCATACCGCCGATTAGACCAGCTTGGTTGTCAAGGTTGTTGACTTCCTGAGTCCAATCAATTAGCTTAAAACCGTTACCTAGGTCGCGGGTGGTTGCCATATTAGTTATTTCCTTTTATTCTAAATTAAGCGAATTGTTCAGGTTGGTCGATTACTTTGATACCAACGGCTTCCATTTGTGCGTATACAGCATCAAGTTCGCCTTGAGTATCAACAGAAGCGCCAAATACCAGATTAGCTTTACCTACACCTGCCGGACCACGGAACAGAATTGTAACGTTAGTGTCGGTAGTAGCAGCGATGGTTTGCTTGTTATCACCATCGGGCTTACCAATGTAAATGCCAGCAAAATTCTGACTACCATCAACAGCAGTAGCCTCAAGAATTTTATATTTACCAGTTGCTGTTACTTTACCAAGTACAGTACCGATTACATACTCTTTAATAGCTGCTTCATTAGCAACTACAACATCACGGCAATGGCCGTATTCAGGGCGATCTTCGTATTGCAGAACAGCGCCGAGGCGAGTAGAACGAGTGTCTAGTTTTGCCATTTAATTAAATCTCCTAGCTAGGATTATTGCTTTTTATTTTTCTTGATTAGCTCACCAACAAGCGCAAGGCCGGCTTCGACTTGTTCTTGAGCATTACCTTCACCACTAACGCCAATTTCAGACATTAGTTCACTTGCATCTACAGCAGCCTTGGCGCTGGAAAAACCAGCAATAACTTCATCAAAAGATTCGTCGTCCAAGACGGACAGTTTTGCAAACATTGTTTCCACTTTCTCTGCGGAGAGAACTGCGGAAAGTTTTTCTTTACGAGCAGTAGCTTTTAGCTGTTCGGCTTGAGCTACAGCTTCTTGCTTTTCTTGTTCAAACTGAGCGACTTGAGCAAGCGCTTCGGTTAGTTTAACTTCAGCATCTTGGAGCTTGGTCTGGAATGAAGCAAGTTCTGCTTGTGCGGTTTCATACTTACCAGAAAGTTCGGTAAGCTGTGCTTGCATTTCTTCTAGTTGGTTCATATCTACGGAAACATCCTTAGTATCGGTTGCTTTAAAAAGTCGGGATTTAAGACTCATATTATTACCTTGTTCAACGACCTCGGAGAGATATTCAAAAAACTCTTCGCGTGTCATAATTTCATCTGCAAGACCAAGCTCAACACTTTTACTTGCAGAGAAAACTTTTGCTTGGGTTTGTTTTACAAGGTCTTTCTCAAGACCCCGCATCTCTGCGACGTGGCCGATGAAGTCCTGGTATAGAGCGTCTACCCTACCCTGAATGTCAGCCAAAAACTCCTCGGTAAATTCCCCCTCTTTATCGAAAGGAACCTTAGAGTCGCCCGCATAAACATATTGCCGCTCAATACCCATATTCTTCTCTAGTTTTGAGAAATTCATGAGTTGAACAACAACACCAATGCTTCCTGCTTCTGCCATAGGATTCATAACAACTTCGTGCATTGCGGCCATAAGACCATAAGCTGCACTAGCTGCCATACCATCGACATAACCAACAAGCTTCACACCGTTCTTGTCTGCCTTATCTCGTAGGTAGGCTGCTGTTTCAAAACAACCGTATGCCTCACCACCCGGAGAATCAACATCAAAAACAACTGTCTTTGCACCAAGGGAAAGCATTGCATCAAATTCTTCTTTGATTTGCTGATAACTTGCGTTTTGCTCTCCGCAAACACCTTGATATTCAATATATGTGAGAGGCCCATCGACGGATATAACACCCATTCCAGTATCTGGGTTATAGGTGATATCGTCTTTTTCTCTCTTCTTACCACCTGAAATGGCTAGCTCAATAGTTCCTTCATTTCGAGACTGAAGGAAACGAACAGCATTCTCTAATGAGGCTGGAGCCATTAGGTGGGGCGTGTTATAAATACGTTCTGTAAGTCGTAGTAGCTTACCCGGCATCTATTAGCTCCTGTTATGTATTTTCTGTATTAGATGAACTAGAGTCTCCAGAAGAGCCATCCGACTTTCCGACTCCATTACCCATACCCTCGACCATACCTTCCCCTGCGTTGGACGTAAATCCAGTCAGAGTTTCTTGGTACTCATCAAGCTCAGAGTCCGAATCAATACGATCTGGTAAACCCACCCATTCAGCAATCTTGTTAATGTTGCTTGGAGTTTTCTGAATCAGACCTTGACTACCTGCACGCTGGAGGTACTTGGAGATTACATCCAAATCTTCTTCTTTAACTTGAGCAAATTCAAAAGAAGGTAGGCGCTCTAACGACCAACCGTTCAGTGCCCAAAGTTGAGGCACGAGGTCACTATTCAAAACATCCTGAATCTCTTTTAGTCGTGCTTCCACAGCCATCTGCATAATGCTTGACTTAGAATCTGCAAGGTTGTATGAACCACCTTTTGCGTTACCCATCTGAAGCAAATCAGCGAACAATGCTTGTAGGATTTTATTATCATGCCTAGTAATAGCAGCATTAGTGTCATACTGACTTGAACTTGGAGGGCCAATCAGCTCAAAGCTGAACAAAGGCTTACCTTGCTCATCATATAGGCTAGGAAATACAATACAAGCTTGTTCGTTATTCTGAAGATTACGCCCGATACGTTTCACTTCCTCATAAACAGCTTTTTCTTCTGCTGTTGCATCAGGGGACATAAACTTAGCAGGAAGTGTGAAATACGGGAGTCCACCAAGACCGCGAGTAATGTTGATAGCTTCAGATTCTTCAATCTGCTT